AATCGTGCTGTTCAGCCGGTTCTCGATATTGCGCAGCTTCTCCTCGATGACCGAATCCCGATCACTCGCGGATGGACGGTTCGCATCGATAAAGGCGCGCAACTCAGCATCGGACTGGGAGCCAATGCCAGGTACACGGAACGCGCCAAGCGCGATCTCGCCGAGGCCGGCGGCCGCAGCGTTGAAGCGCCCATTAGCATCGGTCGGGAGATAGTCGCCAAGGCTTGCAAGGCCCTTCGTCGACCCTGGCCCCTGCTTGTACAGGTCACGGACACGCGAAAGCTGTTCGCGAAGGGCCCGGAGCTGACTTGTTCGCGCCTTCTGCTGCTGGGCCTGCTCGGCGGTAGGCGGTGGCGACCAGCCAGGAATCTGCTCAAGCTGTCCGTTCGCATTGAACCGAAGACCCTTCTGCGCCAGCGCGGCCTGCTGGTTTTGCCTCTCTAGCTGGAGGCGCTCGGCCTCTCGTGCGGCAGCGGCATCGGCACGCGCGTTATCCGCCTCCCGATCCGAAATGATGCCGCGCGTATTCTCTGCATCGAGCGCTGCATTGGGGTTCGTCGGGACAATAGCCACCCCGTTGCCGCCGCCATATTTTTCCCAAGGACCGGCCATCAACGAGGCTCCATATGAACGTGATTGCCCTCATTGATAACTTGAAGGCCGGGATTCAGTTTTCGCAGCAATGCGGCGTAGGCCGACATGCTCACTCCGGCAGGTGGAACGCTGTCCCGCGCCATGGGAGAGCCATCGGCATAACGTCGCATGTGGTAGCTGTTCGGCACGCCGCCCACGCGGGCATTGTGCTTGGGATCGCGATAGGTGCTCGTCACGCGCTCACCATCAACGCCCCGGAAAGCCGCCAGACGGGGCGACCGTCTGACCTCCTTGTACGGGCTCCCAGTTTCTTTGATCGGAAGGATCCCCGCCCTTGAAGCGATAGCCATCTTCCACCGTTCCAACGGCGGGGCCTCCAGATGCCTGACCACCTCCTTTCAACGCGGCTTCCACAGCCGATTGCCGACCCATGACGCTATTCCCGCCGACGACAATGCTCGTCCACGGATCAAGCTGATTCTGGACACGCCGCGCCATGGCCTGCTGCCATTGCGGGGTGCCGGGATTAATGCCGGATGCGATCAGAGACCGCTCGAACTCACCACTCGGGAGTCGCGCCTTCGCCTGAGCAAGCTGCAACTGCTGCGCCACCTGCGCGCGCTGCTTCTCCGCCCAGTCCTGCATGTCCTGCTGGCGCTGGCGTTGCTGCATCATATAGGGGACGTTCACTGCCTGACCGCCGGTCTGCTGGAGAATGCTGTCGAGCAGTCCGCCCAGGGCAGCGCGGCCAGCCGATCCGTTCGCGAACATGCCGTTGCCCTTGACCTTGAGGCCAGGAGAACCAATCGCCCCCACGGGCGGCATCTGGTCGGTCAGCGATGAACTGTCGCCGACGCCAAGCACCGGGTTCAGATAGGGCTGCATCACCCTGTCCAGATTGCCGAACAGCGCCATTACAGCTTGCCATAATCGACGGTCAGATAACCGTCGACCTCCGGCCCCAGCGCCCACGGGCGAATCGCTGCAACCTCATCCGCCATCACACCGATAAAGCGGCCCTCGGGCATGAAGTCGGCCAAAGCCTCGGTCGGCGGAGCGATATAGCTGTACTCATAGACGCCAAGGCCATCCGTCTCCGTGCGCACCTTGCGAATGTCCGTCTTGAGCCGACGATCTGACGACAAGAGCGCGGCCGATCCCGCCGATGCCGCAGCGTTCAACAGAGACCCGAGCAGGCTGTTGCTGTTGCTTTGCGTCGTCGTCGTGCTGTTGCCCCACAACGATCCGAGCCCGGATGCCAGCGTGCTCGCATTCACCAGCGGCAGCGTCGTCGCGCCCGTCGCGAGACTGAGCAGCGTCGACATGTTCGAATTGTCGCCGTTCTGGAGATTGAGCGCCTGCGTGATCGCGTTCGAGATGCGGTCCTGCTCATCGCTGTAATTCTGATAGCGCAGGTTCGATTCATTGCTGGCGAGCTGGTTGGCAAGCTCCCCGGTCAGCCGGGACGATGCACCGCCCTGTCCCGCCTTCGCAAACAGCGCGTTCACCTGATCCGTGACCGACGAGTTGGTATTGTCGATCACGTCCTGCAAATAGGGATTGCCGTTCAGATAATCGCCGTTCAGCACGGACGACACATAGTCCTTCGCCGCACTCGTCGTGCTGTTGTTGTTCAGGCCGTTGGCATAGCTGTTATAGGCGTCGTAGAGCGACTGCCCGATCTGGCTCGAATTGGCGGCGTTCGCGTTATAGGTGTTCTGCAACGTGGACGATGCCGATTGCAGATAGGGCAGCGCCTGCGCGCTCGGGCCGCTGGTCGTGGTACTCTTGCTCGATGAAAGACCCATTACAGGGCCTTCCTGATCGTGACCTGATGAACCTCGAAGCCCTGCGCCTTCATCACCTTGCTCCAGCCGGGGCGCGATGAAATGGTGCCGTATTCGCACCCGATCGAACGCCCGAATTTCAATGCTGAAGGGATGAGGGCTGAGACGATGGTCTCGCGCTTCCCTGTGGCCGCTTCCCCGTGGATTTCCCTCAAGCCGGAGGGATAGGTGCGGATGCTCACGATTATGGCAGAATCGCCTTCGCTTAGCAACAGGAACTCGCCGCTTGCGATCTGCTCATCAAGCCATGCCGCCGGATAAAGGCGCTGGTCGAGCATGGCGATGAACTGGTCACGGAATCTGAGATATTCGGCCCATTGCGGGCTCACCACAGATCGTTCCATGATGTCCCGTCCCAACAGCGCGCCTTGCCCGTCGCGGTATCGAAATAGGTCTGGCCCGGCGTCGGCTGTTCCGGTGCGGTGGCGTGCGGCGGGAACACCTGACCGCGCAGCAGCCCGTTGATGACGCCGGCCGCCTTCCTGATCCAGCCGGGTACGTCCGATGTCGTGGGCGGGAGCAGCAGCATCAGCGCACGCCCTCGGCTTCTATGAAGAATCCACCTCTGGCCCCATGATTTGGATGATACCCGTAAGCCAACTTTGCGTTGTCCCGTGCCATCTTTGCTTCAGCAAGGGAGGAGAAGACCCCCAAGTGAGCCCTTCGCCCTTTAATAGAGATGAACGCCCTCCAAGGGTTCTTCTTGCTCGGAGTTCGCTCTACTCCCGCAACCCCTGATGAGCTATCCGAGCGGACACGCTTGTTTCTCGCGTTTTCACCGGCTGAAACGTCCCGCAGATTGATAATTCTGTTGTCGGATGGATCGCCATTGATGTGGTCGATTTGTCCATGCGGCCAGACCCCATAATGGATGGCCCACACGACGCGATGAGCCGCATGAATTTTCCCGAGAACAGGCAGAACCTTGTAGCCGTTCCTCGTCCATGACGCCGTCAGCTTGCCGGAATGACGGCTGTTCCAGTTATTGGCACGCCATTCAGCCGAACGAGCACCAAGCCCCCCCAAGAACAATTCAGGTCCTCGTTGCTTCCAGTAGGTGAGTCCTGTTTCAGGATCATAACGGAGCAATTGGCGGCACAATTCGGGCGTGATATCGGCTTGCTTAGCCATGGTGCGGTTCCTTCGCATTGTGGTTAGGGCCGGGCGCTGTTGACGCAGCGTTTCCGGCCCGTTTTCTTTAACATTTTGCAGGCGAATCATCAACCTATCGCACTCCTTCCGCCTCACCCTCCAGCATGATTCCCCTGCAATATGTCCAGGTCTGAGACGGGATCGTGTGCATCACGCCGATGCTCATCCCGTTGGCGCGGATCGGGACGGAGCCATTCGAGCGAACGGAACCCGACACATGCGGGCGAGGGGGATCGCCGGCACGCGCCCGCGCATCCAGCGAGACCGTTCCGCTCGTCGCGTCGCAGAGCGGCATGGCCCGGCGCACGCGCATCCGCCGGCCATTCTGGACCATCCCCGGCATGGTGACGAACCGCGCCTGCAAATTGTCGCCTGACAACGTGCCAACGACGCCATCGTTGCGGATCACGAGGAAGAGCGGATTGCCGCCCGCGAAGACCGGACTGTCGAGCGAGTAGGGCACCGTATCCAGTCCACCCGGATAAAGCGCATCCATGGCATCGGGGGAGATATTCGCCGTGAAGCCGGAGAATACGCCAGCATTGGCCACGTCCACGACCGACCATTTCCCCAGCGACCAGTTATAGCCCCACAGGCGGCCCGGATTGCCCGGCATCGCCCATACCACCGTCGTCGAGCGCGGATCGACCGCTGCCTGTATCTTCTCGATGTCCTCGCGGCTGTAGGTGGAGAAGAAGGTCCGGTCGATCTTCTCCTGCCCGATGCCGGAGACGGACGTGCGGTCACACACCTTGAATCCCTGTTCCGACAAGAAGAACACCATGGACCCGGCCTGCGCGACCGATCCCTTGGCCATGCAGCCAATGTCGCGGGCAATCTCGTCGAACTGCCAGACAACAGTATCGCCAGTGTAGGTCGCGAGCCGAATGCAGCGCTTCTGTAGGATGACGCCGGTCTCGCCCCCGCAGAGACCCATGATGTCGCCGCCATTGTTGAACTGGACAAACAGGCACTGATTGTCACCGGCCGTCCAGCCCTCGGCATCGTTGAATCCGGAGATGGACACCATGTTCCGCGCCGTGGGATCGCCGGCCAGAAAGAGCTGGTTGCGCACCGTCGCCACCAGATCGCTGTCCGGCGGATCGCCGCCCATCGTGCTCGCCGTGCCGGTCAGCAGGTCGAACAGGATCGGCGTCCCGCCATTGACGCCAACCGCGAGGTCGAGAAACTGATCGAACCGCCATGACGTGGCTGTCAGCGAGCCGAGGACGCTCGTCCATGCGCCTCCCGAGAAACGGCACAGGTCCGTGGCATTGCCGCCGAGCATGGCCGCCGTGCCGTCCGAACCAACATAGGCGCACCCGCCGAGGATGCCGCTCAGGGCCGGCGTGATACCCTCGAACGATCGCGCCGGCATATAGCCATCGGCCATGGGCCATACATTGACGGCCTCGATCAGCCCGGAGCGCAGATCTGGCGTCAGGTCGCCGAACTGGACCGTGACTAGCATCGGGCTCCGCGAACCTGCTTGACCCCGGTCGGGACAAGCGGCCCGCCTCCCCAGCGATCGGTCGCGCTCTCAAGCTGGAGCTCACCAAGCGCTTCCTCGAAACGCGTCGTGGCATAATCCAGCGCGTCGGGATCGCGGATATAGGCCGCCGCCTCCCGGATCGTGCCCCACACATAAATATCTGGATGTTCCTCCAGCACCCAGTTCGACGGCTCGTCGTAGGTGAGGGCGGGAACCTTGACGAAATAGGTCACGCGAAATGTCGTTTCGGCGTCCGGAGGCGGCGCGAGGATCAGCGTGCGGCCTTCCGTGTAATAGGCGCGCGGCGTGCCTGCATCGCCTCCAAACCGCCGTGGGGCCGCCACGGGCGAGATTTCATCGAGCGGCTTGTCGGGCTGGCCCTCGATGTGGATCTTGCGCATCTTGCGGTAATCGGACGGCAGGACATATTCCTCGGCGTCGATGACCCAGATGTCGCGCTGCTCCTGATTGATCGTGCGCAGCAGCCGATTAAGCCGCGCCTCGGTCAGCGCCACGAAGTCGGGAATAACCCCCTCGAGGTCATCCCTGTCCAGCCAGAGCCCGACCTTCTCGACCAGATCGGAATAATTCCCGATCGAGCCCGGCGTGATATAGGCGACGGCAATCGCCATCAGGCGGTAATCCCGGCCACCGTCCAGCCCGGCATGGCATCCATCCAGAGCACCTCACCTTCCGCCAGAGATGCGGACGTCGCGGCCGCCGTCGATGTCGCGCCGCTATAATCGACCCTGCATGCCTCGCTGGCGTTGACCTTCACGAAGACGGCATTGGCTGGCGTTGCGCCAGTTCGCGCGCTGGATGCGCTGAGCACCAGAGACTCCCCCGCAATGGGAAGGCCGGGGATGTTCGGATTGGTGCGCGATGCCGTGAAATAGCTGACTTCCATGTCCGGCTCCTAAATGACCAGTTCCGATGTGCGCAGGTGGCGCCATTCGGAATCATTGAGCTTCTGATTGAGCTTGCGCTCGACATCCGGGTCCTTGTTCGCGTCGTAGACCCACCATCCCTCTTCGTGGAACCATTTGAGGATGACCCCCACGGGGATGGATGCCGCCGGGCAGGCAACCTCCGACGCGATGGCCTTCCCGTTCTCGTTCGCCTTGCGCTTGTTTTCCTCGACGATCGGCGCGGCGTCCTGTTCGATGGCCACCGTGATCTCGCCAGTCATATCGTCGGCATAGTAGCGTCGGGCGACGCCCCACTCGTTGATCTCGGTGTGCATCAGGCGCATGTCAGTCCTCGGCGAAAACCGTCACGTCGCGCTTGGATACGGCACACTGGCCGCGCTCGATCAGGAAATCAGCGA